CCACACCGAGAAGCGATCCTCTGCATCACCGAAGACGGAGCGCATCCGCACCAGCCTGCGGCCCAGATCTCCACGGCTCAACTCGAAGTCCATGTAGAGCGTCTTGGCAGCCCGGTTAATTTCGTAAGGCCCAAAGTAGCGAGCCCCCGAAGCCATGGCGTAAAGAGCATGTTGCAGGAACATCGTCTTGCCCGAACCGGAATAGCCATGGACCTGAACAATCGTCTGCGGCGCAAGCCATGGCTCGATCAGATACTCCTGACCCTCGCCAGCCTGAATGAGATCCTCCGCATCCGCCACCGTGACAAGACGACGAGGCTTTCTGTCCTCCTCTGGTCCGGGACCCGGACGCTTGTAGACGTAGTCTCCAGTGTTGGGATCGAAACGCTCAGGGTGATTGCGCCTTTCCATCTGCTCGACGCTGGATATCGTCGCCTCGTACTCAAACTCTGGCAGGTGATCGACAAAGAACTTGTCCATGAAAGCGCGAGCGCGAACACGCAGCTCTGCGCCAAACATTCCCTGAAGCACGCACTCGGCAGCGTAGCGCATGACACGCTCATTGCGCCCATTGCTCTGGCCAGAAGGGATCTTTCCACCGGGGAAACCCTGATCACGAATGTAGGCTTCGGTGCGCTCCCACTCGGTCATCAGCTCCGCTGGATTGAAACGCACGGTCGACAAGTCCAGCTTCTCGAAGACGAAGGCATCTGCTGTGCTCGTGCCAACCGCAGGGCTCCAGTCCCTCCACACTGGCATGTCGTCCTGACGATCCAGCCCCTCTGGCACACTCCACTCATAGTTTTTAGACGGCGGGAGCAGGGCATACGAACCGTCACCCCTGAAGTCCAAACCGTTTACGCGTGGCCAGTCAGCTCCGGTGCTGTTGTTGCCAGCACGTGGTCCTCGACGCTGTCCGTCTGCCGGGTCCTTGAACCACAGGTGACAACCCCGCTTCGTCTTGACCATAACAGGCGAGCGCATCCCGGCAGCCACTGCTGTCCTGAATGCCTCGTCATTGTCGCAGTCAACCACGAGAACTCCCGAGACGGCTCCCGTGACCACGGCCAGATAGGCATCGGGCCAGATGCGGAACCATTCCTCGACCTCTTCCTCGGTCGCTTGGCGGCTTTGATATTCCTTCCAACGAATGCAAGGTCGCTTAGTGTCCGGGCGTATCGGGATGACCGACAGGCCCTCCTCGAGATACTCGAGGGCGGCGTTTAGTAATGTCATGATGTCCTCTTTTGAGCCCTAACGGTGTCTCAAGAGTTGACAAGCGTCAAGCCCCATGACACCTTAAGGTCATCACTTTACCAATACATCACTAAAAAGGAGCCCCACTTGAAACTCAGAGTACCCCATGGTTCATCGGCAGATGAGCCGATTTCCACCCGGCATTACGAATCATATGTGCGCGACGGCGTGTTCCAGATTCAGTCCAAAGATCTGAACGATATGCTGGATGAAATTACCGAAATGAACGAGCAGGTCGCAGCACTTGACGCCCTGATCTCGGAGAAGAAAGAGCAGTTACAGTTCATGGTTGACAAGTTTGTTGGCGGCAAGCTGACGGACGAAGAGACCGTGGACTTCGAGACAGACCAGTGGACGGGGCGAATGACACCCGTCGCTCGTCTCTCTTGGGATAGCGAGATGCTGAAGACCATCTCGAGCACGGCAGACGCAACGACGAATGTCATTAACCAGCGCCTGTCCATCTCACGCAAGACGTGGGATGACCTCGGCCCCGTTGAGCAGGCTGTGTTTGAGCCAGCGCTGAAGGGGCGGAACGTCTTCGTGAAACTACAAGCAAAAAGGAAATCATAATGTCTATGTTCGCAAGCACTGCGACAGCCGGTGGGCAGCACACCAAGACGTTACTCTACGGCCACCATGGCTGGGGGAAGACGTATCAGTGTCGCTTCTTCGCCGAAGAATACGGGAAGGGTCTGATCATTTCAGGCGAAGGCGGTCTCGCCTCGTTGTCTGATGTCGACATTGACTTCGTCCCATTCCATGGATGGGATCGCAAGCACCACCCCAAGCTCGCAGAAAACGAGTACTGCTTTCGCGATATCATCCGCCTGATCCTGAGCGATAAGTTCAAGGACGAAGGCTACAAGTGGATCTGCATTGATTCGCTGACCGAGATGTCTGATCGCTGCATGGCTGATGTCGAACGGGACTTCGATAGCCCGACCGACATGCGCAAGTGGCAGGAGTATGAGCGCCAGATGATTGGCGCACTGAAACTTATTCGTGATCTTCCCCTCGAGGTTTACGCAACGTGCCTCGCCAAGGAGGAGAAGAACGACAATGACGAGGTCGAGTACTGGCCCATGGTTATGCAGACCAAGGTAGCCAAGAAGTTGCCAGCTTTATTTGACCACGTCTTTTGTGGGCTCCGCTCCACGGATGAGAGCGGAAGTGACGTCGTCATTCGTCGTCACATCATCACCGATGAGGTGCGCGGCTGGCATGGCAAGACGCGTGATCCTCGTAATCGTCTCAAGCCAGTGGAGGCTTGCGGCAATGTTGTTGAACTTCTTAAGCGTATGAATGAAAAGGAGTAAATCATGAGCTGGAAAGGTTTTGGATCTCTTGATCTTGGAGATGTAGCTGCTGACTCTGGGGGCCGGGCCACGCTAAGGCCCGGCAACCACGAAGTCACAGTCGATGCTGCCGAGATCAAGCAGACCAAGGATGGGTCAGGTCGTTATGTCGAGGTGATCCTGAAAGACGCCACGGGCGCACACGTTAAGGATCGCATCAATGTTCATAACCGTAATGCAACTGCTACGAAGATTGGACTGGAACGCCTTAAGTCTCTCCTTGTCTATGGTGGCCACGCTAATCCTGATAAGCCCGGAGACATAAAGAGTCTTGTCGGTTTGAAGGTCGGTGTTCGCGTAGAGAACGGGCCAGACTGGCGTGACAATGATGGCAATGTTCGCCCCGGAGGTGGACAACCTTTGAAAAACGGTGCTTATTTCGCATTAGATGGAAAGGTTGAGCTGGGTGCTCGTGAGCCAACACCACCCGCCACAGCTCCAGCGGCTTCGTCTAACGAGCTTAACGACGAGATACCATTCTGATGAACCTGTTTGCCCGGAAATTCTTGGACCTCATCCTCGACGAGAAAGACGACGATGAGGTAGAGTTTGAGAAAAGAACCCTCAAAAACTATATCCCCAACAGTTTTCGGGAAATGTTTCAGGGGAGCCCCACCCGTCTCTATGACAGCGGTGGGGTTCACCCCGAGCAACTTAGAATGCACCGAAGCTATGACCCGATTGAGGAGCTGGCGATGCAGCTTCAGGAGTTAAACGAACCGCCCGCACCGCATCCGTATCCGGATGCGTATGTTGCGGGGATTACTGGGCCAGAGATCGATGATGCTGATTACAACCGGCGGTTTGCGGACATGGAAAGCGCTTTCGCAAGAGAGCTTTTGCTTGATCCGCAAGAGTATGCGGCACTGCAAAGACGAATTGATCAACGGATGGCTGCGGGTGCGAGGTACCCCCAAAGAGAGCGCGACGACATTCAAGAAAAAATAAACATCAGAGACGGGTACCCGACACCCGGATATCCAATCCCCAGATAGCGAACCGGAATGCACATACCCACCCTCCCATGTGCCCGTGGATCGCTGACTTGGCTGGGTCTTGCAGGTTTTGTTCTCCTTTCCCTGTGAGGCCCAGCCATTTTTTTTGACATGACAGAAGACGAAATACTACAACGCATAGACGAAGGCTCTCGGGAAAAGGATCGCGAACAGCGAGCTTACCTTGGCGCATCCATGATCGGAGATGACTGCGAGGTTCGTCTTCAGATGGGACTGCGCGGCTACCCCAAAGACGAATTCGATCCGCGCATCCTGCGCATCTTCGCCTTGGGTCACATCATTGAAGACATTGTCGTCGCCGACCTGAAGAAGGCTGGCTTCCACGTCATGGAGAAAGACGACTTCACTAACCGCCAGTGGGAGTGGAAAGACGCAGGCGGACACATCAAGGCACATGCCGACGGGCTCATCGACCTCGGTCTTGGCAGACTCAGCCTGCTGGAGATCAAGTCGATGAACAACAAGAAGCACACCGAGTTTATCAAGAAGGGCATCAAGTCAGCGAACAAGCGCTACTTCGAGCAGATGCAAATGATGATGGGGATGGGCCGCCTCAAGGAGGCCCTGTTTATTGCATACAACAAAGACACCAGCGCGTACCACTGCGAGATCGTGGAGTATGACGAGTTCGTTTTCTCGTTCATCAAGAACAAGATCACGCGAGCCATGGAAGGAGCAAAGCAGCGCACGTCCGATGACCCAACGCGTTTCGTTTGTCGCTTCTGTGATGCGAAGAAATACTGCTGGTCAGACGAGCACGATGAAGATATCCCCCAAATCTGTAGAACATGCGACCACTCTCGACCGACAATGTCAGGGGACTGGCACTGCACTCTTCACAATAAGAGTTGCAACCAGCCATGTGATCGGTGGAGCAAGATAAAGATAGAGCCCGGAATATGACGAAGAAAAACAAACTGCTCGACGAGCTGACCGTTGAGATGAAAGAGCGCGGTCGTCTTAGAGGTGAGGTTGCGGAGCTGGAGGCCGAGACACAAAGCCTGCACTACCGCATCATGCAACTTCTGAACTCGGACACGGGTGGAGAAGAAAGCCTGATCCGCACAACGGACAAAGCGCGTCACACGCTTGGTCGTCTTGCAGAAGTGCGCGGCGATCTGGCAGCTACTGAAGCATCAATTCAAATCATGAAAGCCTACTTGGAATACGACAATGAGTATAACTGACCCAGCGCACTACAAAGATCTGCCCATCGAGCCATTCGACTACATCCACAAAAACAAGTTTGAATTCTGGCGTGGCCAGATCATTCGCTATGTCAGCCGGGCAGGGCGCAAGAACTATGTGGGGACAGACGAGCAGAATGAATTAGCAGATCTGCGCAAGGCCCAGTGGTTTCTTGAGCGCCGCATTGAGGAGCTGCGCTCAAGACCTGACATTGCGAAAGCCATCATCATTCAAGACGACGACTAGTCGCCCCACTTACTATCCCATTCATTGGTTTCCCATCCGCCCCACTGGCTGTCCCATGAGCTATTGTTGGCCTTGCCTCTGGTCGACT